ATAATGGAAGAACACTAACCTTTAAAAACGGTACTAAAGTACAGGATATAATTGAAGAAATTATTTTGCTAAGTGAATATGGTAGACAAATTGTAGATGCAGAACCTGACGAAAACGGAATGATACCTTGGTTTAAAATAGAAGCAGATGTATACAATATCACAGATCATGAACAAATGGATCAGTCAGGAACTTTCCCTCATATCTATGTATTTAGAGTGGTTCCATACAAAGCCCATATCAGTAGGACTAGCTCACCTTCACAAGCAAGTCCTGGGATACAGGCATTAAAAAGACAAGCAGTTAAAAAATATGATTACATTTATACAGGACAAAATGATGATATTTTAGATTTTAACATTCAATTTGATGCTGCATTTTTCCAAGCAATCACACCTTTTGGAGGCAGAGATACAGCAGGAAATCAAACACAACAAGAAGAAAGCCCAGGACCACCTCCGGGCCATCCAGAATATAATGTCTCTGCTGGCGATACTACTGGTGGTGTCAATGCAAATACTACAACTAGAGAATCTTCTCGTTCAGAATCTGGACAAAGCGGTGGAGGATTATTTTCAAATAGTAAAACACAAATTGCTAGAGACTTCAATGACGCTCTTGTTAATTCTCCAGTTGATTTGGTAAGTGTAGATCTAACAATATGGGGAGATCCGTATTATATTGCTGACAGTGGCATGGGAAATTATAACGCTGCAGAAACACCATTTATTAACATAACTGCTGATGGCACAATGGATTATCAAAGTTCAGAAGTTGATATTGAATTAAATTTTAGAACACCAACTGATTATCAAGTTACTGGCAATTATATGGATTTTCCAGGATCTGGGACTAAACCTGTTGGAGCTTTCAGCGGGTTGTATCAAGTTATAAGTTGTTTGAACAGTTTCAGTGCAGGAACTTTTACACAGCAACTCAGTTTGATTAGAAGAAGAAACCAACCGGGACTAGATACTAATGCATTACCTGTACAAGTAGGTAATCAAGTTGTTCAAGAATCTGGAACAGCAGACGAAGGTAACACAACCACTGGTGGAACTAGTGCTGAAGGAACTAGCCAAACAGGACAAACTGGTGGAACAGGACAAACTGGTGGAACTGGAGCAACAGCAAGTGGTGCCCAAGGCGATGGATTAAGAGGTTAATATGGCAAGAAATCAAATCACACGCACAAGACGACCATCCTGGATGGAAGGTAGCGGCCCTTATCTAGCAAAAATTATTAATCATCTTGATTCAGAATATATGGGAGCAGTAGAAGTAGAAATTTTAAAAATTACTGAAAACGGAAATCCTAGCACCGCTGAAGGTTCTGGATATCAGTTACCATGCTACTATGTCTCACCATTTTATAATGTTACTCCAAGAAGTGGAGTCAAAAAGAACGAAGGTTTTGAATTTACACAACAAAGTTCAGGATTTTGGGCTGTACCACCAAATGTAGGAACCAAAGTAATTGTTCTTTGTTTAGAAGAAAATTTTGGATTTGGTTATTGGATAGGTTGTGTGCAAGATCAATATATGAATTTTATGTTACCTGGTTATGCAAGCACAACCTTTAATAATTTAGATCCTACAAAGAAAAAACCTGTAGGAGAATATAATAAAGAATTAGAAACAGCTGAAGGAAGAGATCCAACCAAATATATTAAACCTGTTAATACTCTTGCAGACGGTATTTTATCTACACAAGGCTTAGATGGAGATGTTACTAGAGGAACCACAACGTCGAGTGCAAGACGCGAAGTTCCTAGTAGTGTGTTTGGTTTTAGTACACCTGGGCCTTATGACAAACGTCCTGGTAAACCTACTGCTAGTTATGGTCCAGAATTTGCACAAAGCAATGTTCCTTTTAGTAGATTAGGTGGAAGTAGTTTTGTTATGGATGACGGCGATATGACACTACTTAGAAAAACCCCAGCCAGCGAAGGACCTCCCGAGTTTGCAAACGCTGAAGCAGGTGACTTATCTGGTGATCCTACTATACCACACAACGAACAGATTAGATTTAGAACAAGAACCGGCCATCAAATTTTATTAAGCAATACAGAAGATTTAATCTACATTGGCAATGCTAAAGGGTCTACTTGGATTGAAATGACCAGCAATGGAAAAATAGATATTTACGCTCAAGATAGCGTAAGTGTTCATACTTCTAATGATTTAAACATAACAGCAGATAGAGATATCATAATGAGTGCAGGCAGAAACATATGTTTAAAAGCAGGCAACGATGGTAGAATTACTGCTGCAGAAGGAGTGCATATTAATGCAAAAACACACACTGAAACTGCACCCGATGGTATTAATATGAATGGTCCTACAGCAACACCTGCTTACACTCCTATGAGAACGCCACAACACGAACCTTGGTTAGGACACGAAAACCTTGCACCAACAGAACACAGTGCTGAAAAAACAGACGCAGATCCAGAAGCAGGAAATACAGCAGATGAGACTGGAAACAGTTTTGTTGCTACAGAATATCCAACTGTTCCTGATACATTTAGGAAAAGCAGGTAAGGTAAATACGATATGAGCAGTTTAGAAAAAAATCTATATAAACAAGTTACTGTAAAATCTAATGCACGTAAGCAAGATCAAGGCATAGGTAGTAGAGCTTATCGAGGCATAAGCACAGTAAATCCAGAAAATTCATCAACTGTGTTATATGATCTTGCACTGATCAAACAAGATTTGCTAAATCATTTCCACATTAGACAGGGTGAAAAATTGAGTGATCCAGAATTTGGCACTATAATATGGGACGCACTATTTGAGCCTTTAACAGATCAAATGAGAGATGCAATCAAAGAAAATGTAACACAAATAGTAAATTACGATCCAAGAGTAAGTGTAAATCAAATTACCGTTGACCAATACGAAAGTGGCATCCAAATTGAAATAAGTTTGGTATATTTGCCATATAACATTTCGGAAAATATGCGTTTACAGTTTGATGAAAATGCCGGTTTCTTAAATACATAATTAACTGCGCACATAATTCATTTCGCTAAATATACTTGTAAAGGAAACTGACCATGTCATCAACTGATAGACAAAATAGATTACTTGTAGCAGAAGATTGGAAACGCATCTATCAAAGCTATAGAAATGCGGATTTCAAAAGTTATGACTTCGACAATTTGCGTCGAACAATGATAGCATATCTACGAGAAAACTATCCTGAAGATTTTAATGATTATATTGAGTCAAGTGAATATCTAGCATTAATTGATTTAATTGCTTTCCTTGGACAAAATATTGCTTTCCGTATAGATCTTAACGCAAGAGAAAATTATTTAGAATTAGCAGAACGTAGGGAAAGTGTGCTACGTCTTGCAAGACTTTTATCTTACAATCCAAAAAGAAATCAATGTGCAAACGGATTATTGAGAATTGAAAGTGTTAAAACAACAGAAGACATAATTGATTCAAACAACATTAATCTTGCTAACCAAACAATTTTATGGAATGATCCTAGCAACAGTGATTGGAATGAACAGTTTATAAAAATTATGAATTCTGCACTTCCAACAAACGGAACATTTGGGCGTCCAGTTAAAAAAGATACAGTTGCGGGAATTTCAACAGAGCAATATAGATTAAATTCTACAAATAGCGATGTGCCTGCTTTTAGTTTCAATCAAACAGTTGATGGTATAAGCACAAGATTTGAGGTTGTTTCAACTGACATTGCAAATAACAATATTATTGAAGAAGCACCATTTCCGGGCAACAACTTTGCATTTTTATATAGAGATGATGGCAAAGGTGCAGGAAGTTCTAACACAGGATTTTTCTGTCACTTCCGCCAAGGGACACTAGACCAAGGAACATTTACTATTGATAATCCTAGCTCTAATCAAACAGTTGCTATAGATGCAACCAACATAAACAATTCAGATATTTGGTTATATAAATTAGACAGTTTCGGAAATGAAGATGAACAATGGATTAAGGTAGATTCTGTTGAAGGTAATAACATAATATACAACAGTTTAAATAAAAATATTCGTAACATATATAGTGTGCTTACGAGAATAGATGATAGAGTTAGTTTAATTTTCAGTGACGGTACTTTTGGTAATTTACCTCAAGGGTCATTTAGAATTTATTATAGAACAAGTAAAAATAAAAGAATTGTTGTAGAACCTAATGACGTTAGAGGCGTTAGTATTAATGTAAAATATCTATCAAAAAATAACAAAGTAGAAACTATTACACTAACCTTTGCTCTTAGAAGCACAGTTGACAATGCTAGTGTGTCAGAAACTAATGCTAGTATAAGAACAAATGCACCTGCTACTTATTATACACAAAATAGATTGGTAACAGCAGAAGATTATCAGATTGGTCCTCTTGCAATAAGTCAAGAAATTATAAAAGCCAAAAGTGTCAATAGAACTGCAAGCGGAATTAGTAGGTATTTTGATTTATTAGATGCGACTGGAAAATATTCTAAAACAAATCTATTTGGTACAGATGGTGTTGTTTATCGTGAAATATTTAACAGCAAAGAAAGATTTACATTTAGCACCCAAACAGATGTGCAAGGAGTTATATTAAACACTATTGAACCTATTCTTGCTGGTAAGAAAATTAGAAATTATTATTTGTCTCAATTTCCTGTTATTGATCTTACAGATTTGAATATAAGTTGGAATCAATCAACTGCTGATACAAATATAAGCACAGGTTATTTTACAAATGTAAATGAAATTAGACAGTTTCTAGGAACATTTACAACTAGCACACTTCAACTTGTTCGTCCTGGTAGTGCTTTAAAATTTATTGCACCTGCTGGAAAACATTTTATGCCTGATGGCACACTTATGGACGGAGCCGCAGACCATTTAAACTCTAGAAGTTACAAATGGGTAAAAGTTATAAGCGTCAATGGTAACGGTACTGAAGTTGATGAAAACGGTATAGGTCCTGTTGTTTTTAATGATGTTATACCTAGTACAGCACAACTAGTAGAAATTAAACCAGCTATTGCACAAAGTTTGCAAACAGATGTACAAAATCAAATTGTAGATCAAGTATTTTCATACAAAACATTTGGACTGCGTTTTGACAGAACATTAGGTCAATGGCGTGTTATAAATGAAAGTAATCTAAACGTATCAAGCGAATTTAGCATAGGTAAAACTGGCGACAATTCCAATCAGCAACTAGATTCCAGTTGGTTGTTGAAATTTACAACAGATGGTGAAAATTACACAATAGAATACAGAGGAAGCCGTTATGTTTTTGAAAGTGATCAAGAAATAAGATTTTATTTTGATAGTAGTGATAAAATTTATAATAATTTAACTGGAAAAATTGTCAAAGACAAAATCAGTGTATTAAACAATAACAACAAACCTGACAGTGTTGAAAAATTCACAGTTGATTTTGATTGGGAAATTACGCAAGAGTACAGAGACGCAGAAGGATATGTAAACAGTAAAAAAGTTGAAGTTACTTTCTTTGATGAAGACGATGACGGTGTTGTGGACGATCCAGAAATTTTTGATGTTATTGTTGATGAAGATGTGAATCCTTTAACAAAATACGTATTCCAACAAAAATATCTAACAACAGATGGAGTAGAAGACTATAACTATGTAAGTAACAGTACTCTAAATATTATTACTCTTGCTTCAAAAGACAGTTTAGGACCTTTAAGTCAATATGATGATGGACAAATATTCTATTATGCAGACAGTGGATTATTTGAAAAATTAAACAGTGCAACAAGCATACTGACACAGCAAAATAATTATCGTGCATTTATAGGTAGAGATAATCTAAGATTTTTATATATTCATGCAGCTGACGACAGTTCTAGAATAGATCCTAGTGCAAGCAATATAATTGATAGTTATCTATTAACTAGAGCGTATGATAGTGATTTTAGAAAATGGTTAGACGGCACACTGCTAAACAAGCCTTTGACTCCTAGTAGTGATTCTTTATTCCAGTCTTATAATACATCATTAAGTCAAATAAAATCATTGAGTGATGAAATTATATACCATCCTGTAAAATATAAAGTATTGTTTGGCAACAAAGCAAGTTTAGATTTACAAGCCAAATTTAAAATTGTAAAAAATCCAGATCTAGTTTTAAATGATAATGATATTAAATCTAGAGTAATAAGTGCAGTAAATCAATTCTTTGCACTTGAAAATTGGGACTTTGGAGAAAAGTTTTACTTTTCAGAATTAAGTTCTTATGTAATGCAACAGCTTGCACCAGATGTTGTTACTTTTGTAATTGTTCCTGAACAAGCATCTCAAACTTTTGGTTCTTTGTATGAAATAAAATCAGAAGTAGATGAAATTTTTATAAGTGGAGCAACTGTGGATGATATTGAAATAATTGATGCAATTACTGCAAGTAGATTGAGTGCAGATGGAAATATTGTAACTACTTCTACAAGCGCAAACACAGGTATAACATCATCTAGTTCAAGCAGTTCAAGCAGTTCAAGCAGCTCAAGTGGAGGCAGTAGTTATTAATGGCATATGATAACGATCAAAAAGAACCAGCTCTTCCAGCAGGAAACAATGATTATCGTAGAAAAAGCGAAAATCATTTACCTAGATATTTCCGCACAAACTTCAATTCTAAGTTTTTAACTTCAACACTAGACCAATTAATACAGCCAGGTGTTGCCGAAAAACTAAATGGTTATCTTGGAAGAAAAACAGCAAAGTCATACAGACCTACTGACAACTATATTGGTGGAATTACAGAAAGCAGAGAAAAGTATCAATTAGAACCTGCTGCTCTTATAAAAGATGATCTTGGAAATATAGATTTTTACAAAGACTATAATGATTATATAAACGAAATTCGTAACTTTGATGGAAATGTAGATAACCATAGCAAACTAAACAGTCAAGAATACTATGCTTGGAATCCACACGTTGATTGGGACAAGTTTACAAATTTTAGAGAATACTATTGGTTACCATATGGTCCAGAACTGATCACAGTTGCAGGACAAACCAACCAAGTACAAAGCACCTATCAAATCACTCTCAAAGATAACGCAGACAACACAAGTTATCTGTTTACTCCTGATGGAAAAACCAGTAACCCATCGATTACATTATACAGAGGACAAACCTATAGATTTGAAGTTGATACTGTAAGTCATCCAATAGCATTTGCTACAAAAAGAAGTTGGACACCAGGGCGATTGCCTGACAGTGCCAGTGAAAATACTGCACTTATATTTGATACTGGCATAACAAAATACGACAGTGATGGTAAACTAACAACAGAAACTTGGCTTGATAAAGGTGTAATAGAATTTACCGTTCCAGAAACAGCTCCAGATAATTTATTTTATGTGAGTGAAAACGATCCTAACACTGCGGGCTTTATCAAAATTTTCGATATAATTGAAAATACTGAATTAGATGTTGAAAAAGATATACTAGGTAAAAAAACCTATACAACAAGTGCAGGTTATAATTTTTCAAACGGAATGAAAGTTGAATTTGCAGGCAACGTTACTCCTGCAAAATATGCTACAGGTGAATGGTTTGTTGAAGGTGTAGGCGAAGGCATACAGCTGATCAATATAAATGACCTAAGAGTATCAGGAACATATACAGATGATATAAATGTTGCATTTGATGAAACCGGTTTTGATTTTTATCCATTTAGTGAAGCATTGGGATTTCCTACACAAAAAGATTACATTGTAATTAATAGAGCAACACAAGATGGTAACCTCTGGTCAAGATATAATAGATGGTTTCACAAAAGTGTAATTGAAACATCCGCTCTTATAAACGGGCAAACACCTAGCATAGATCAAAATGCTAGAGCCAAGCGTCCTATTATTGAATTTGAAGCAGGATTAAAACTTTACAATTTCGGAACCAAATCAAAAACTGATGTTGATCTAGTTGATACATTTACAAAAGATGTGTTTTCAACAGTTGAAGGCAGTCTTGGTTATAATGTAGATGGTGTAGATCTTACACAAGGCATGCGTGTGTTGTTTACAGCAGACACAGACGTTTTGGTTGCAGGAAAAATTTACAAAGTCAATTTTATCACACACAAAAACAAAAATCAGATCAGTTTGACAGAAGAAACAGACAGTGCGCCTTTGCTTAACGAAAATGTTTTGGTCAAAGATGGTAATGTTTACAAAGGAACTTTCTTTTATTATGATGGTACTGAGTGGAAACAGGGCCAGGAAAAAACTTCTAGAAATCAATCACCGCTGTTTGACTTATTTGACAGTAGCGGTATAAGTTTCAGTAACACAACCGAATATGATGCCTCTCAGTTTTACGGAAATAAATTATTTTCTTATCAAACAGGCACAGGCACAGCAGACAGTGAATTAGGATTCCCTCTACAGTACAGAAGTATAGAAAATGTTGGTGACATTGTTTTTAACTTTGATTTATTGAACAACAGTTTTACATATCAAATAGGGAATGATATTATCACTGTGAATACAGATACAAGTTTTCTTCAAAAGTATTCTGACAGAACAACATATACGTCAGTCAACGGCTGGATAAAAGCCGAGCAAGACAGCAATCAGAATGTAATCAGACAGTATGTGTTTGATAACACAACAACACAATTTGCTATTGATGTTTATGATAATACAGATTTTATAAATGATCTGTGGTTGCGAGTATATCTAAACAATAAATTACAATTCCAAGGAACTGATTTTAATATTGTTCAAGATGCAAATAATAAAAGTTTTATTCAGTTTGTAAATGATCTAGAACTTGACGATGTTATATTAATTAAAACTAGAAGTAAGTACAATAAAAATTCAAATGGATTATACGAAATTGCCAGCAATTTAGAAAAAAATCCTCTCAACAATAACATAAATCAATTTACTCTTGGAGAAGTAAACGATCACGTAAGCACTATTGTTGAGGAGTTAGACAATTTCCAAGGTGTATATCCAGGTCCAAGCAATTTGCGAGACGCTGGCTCAGTTAGCACACTTGGTAAAAAATTTGTAAAACACAGTGCCCCTATCAACTTGTCTTTGTATCATTTGCTGGACAAAGATGCAAATATAATACAAAGTATTAGATATGCTAAAAAAGAATATCGCAAATTCAAAAGGCAGTTTTTAGAAGTTGCAAACACACTTGGATTTGAAGGCGCTACAAAAATACATGTAGACAAGGTTTTAGCAGAGCTTAACAAAGACAAAGTAAACTCAATGCCATTCTATTTTAGTGATATGGTGCCATACAGCGGAGCAGTTAAAACTGATCATACTGTGCAGGACAGTGACGAAACATTCTTTCCCCTAAGTGCTGTGTTTAGCATGAGTGAACTTAGTAGAAAATCTGTAAACGTATATCTAAATGATGTGCAACTTGTGCATGAACAAGATTATACTTTTAACACAGAAGGATTTGCAGTTGTAACAGCAACAAAAGCCGTAGACGATATAATAAGCATTTATGAATATGAAACAACCAACGGCAGTTATATTCCACCTACGCCTACAAAATTAGGATTGTATCCTGCTTATGTTCCACGTGTTTATATTGATGACACATACACTACTCCTACCAAAGTAGTAGAAGGACATGATGGTAGTAAATTTATAGCATTCGATGATTTTAGAGATGAACTTTTACTTGAACTAGAAAAAAGAATCTACAATAATATAAAAATAAAATATGATACCGATCTACTAGACATACACGATTATTTAGGTGGAGAGCATAGAGATACTGGATTCACAAAACAACAGATTGATTCTAGTATGAGTTATGACTTTTTAGAATACAATAGATTGGTAGACGGTGATTATGTAACCAACAGTTATTTTGATAGAAGTAATAGTTTTACATTCAATTACAAGGGAATGAATTTCCCCACAGGTGGTAATTTACCAGGATGGTGGCGTCAAGCGTACAAACAAGGATTTGACACGGATCGTCCACATACTGCTCCTTGGGAAATGCTAGGATTTAGTATTAAACCAAGTTGGTGGGAAACGCAATATGGACCTGCTCCTTACACAAACAATAACCTATTGTTATGGCAGGATATAGAACAAGGTATAGTGCGAGAACCAAACAAACCGTTGGTTGTAAAAACCAAATATATTAGACCAGGATTGAAAAATAATATACCTGTGGATTCACAAGGTAATCTACTAAGTCCTAGTGACAGCGGTTTTGCAAAAAACTTTAGCATAAGCAGAGCACAAGAACAGTATAGTTATGGAGACGGGGCTCCTATAGAAAGTGCTTGGAGAAGCAGCAGTGACTATCCCTTTGCTGTTTTAGCCAGTTGGCTTTTAAATCAACCCAGCAAAATTATTGCCACAGGTTTTGATAGAGCAAGACAGATTAGAAATGCAGCAGGACAAATTGTATACAAAGATACTGGCAAACAGATAACATTAAGTGATATTGTTTTCCCTAACACTATTGATGATACTACACAGATTTTCACAAGTGGTTTAATAAACTACGTAGCCAATTATTTGACATTTAATACTGTTGCACAGTATTCAACTTATAAAAACAACATTAGAAATATAGAAAACCAAATCGGTGTCAAAATTGCAGGTTACACAGACAAAAATAAATTCCGTTTAATTTTAGATTCAAGAACTCCAACTAACGAAGGAAATGTTTTTATACCTGATGAAAACTATAAAATATTTTTAAACACTAGCTCACCAATTGATTTAGTTTCATATAGCGGTGTGTTGATAGAGAAAAATCCAAGTGGTTATTTGATAAGTGGATATGACACAGTAAATCCTAGTTTTGTATACAACAAACCTATTGCACAAGCAAATGATCCTTTTGTTAATGTAGGAGGAGTAAGCGAAGCCTTCGTAGAATTTGAGGGAGGAAGAACATATTCACAAGGATCCGTTGTTAGAAACAGCGATAGATTTTACAGAGCAACAGAAACCCACACCAGTGGGCCAGAACTAGATGGTGAAAAGTTTGCACTACTACCGGAACTTCCATTGGTTGGTGGCAAAACAGCACAGTTTCGCAGGGTGTTTAATACAAAAGAAACTGTTCTAGAGTATGGAACAATTTTAAAAACAATTCAAGAAGTTGTTGATTTCCTACAAGGTTACGGACATTGGTTAGAGTCCAAAGGATTTATATTTGAAGAATTTATTCAAAATACCAATACAGTAAGTGATTGGCGTACATCAAGCAAACAATTTATGTTTTGGACCACACAAAACTGGGACAGCGGATCAATTATTACAATCAGTCCTGCAGCCGACAAAATAAAATTCCGCACAGACTATGCTGTGGTTGACAATGTGTTTGAGACATTTTTTGGTTACAGTGTATTTAAAGCTGACGGGAAAAAACTCAGCGATGAATTCTTAAAAATTACCAAAGAACCTGACAATACATTTAGCATATACACAGTCAATACTGCTGACGGCATATATGCTATTAGGCTTCCCCTAGTCCAAAAAGAACACGTAGTCCTACTTGACAATCGCACAGTGTTTAATGATGTGATATATGACCTTGAGCCTGGATATAGACAAGAAAGAATCAAAGTGCTTGGCTATAGAACAGATGAATGGAATGGTAGTTTAAACATTCCTGGATTTGTTTATGATAACGCAAGACCAAAACTATGGCAGGCATGGACAGACTATACAATTGGTGATCTTGTAAAATACAAAGAATTCTTTTATAGTGCAGATAAAAAAATATCGGGCAAAGAATTTTTTGACGCCAAAGATTGGAACCGCTTGTCAGAAGAACCCAAAGCAGGATTGCTTACAAACTTTGATTACAAAACAAACCAATTTGCAGATTTTTATGATCTTGATTCAGACAACTTTGACACAGAACAGCAGAGACTTGCACAACACCTTATTGGTTATCAAAAACGTCAATATCTTGAAAATATCATCAACGATGATGTAAGTCAGTATAAATTCTATCAAGGATTCATACAAGACAAGGGAACTAAAAATGCACTTACTAAATTGTTTGATGCACTAGCAAGTGCTGACAAAGACAGTTTAGAATTTTATGAAGAATGGGCAATTAAAGACGGTCAGTATGGCGCAAGTGAAGGCTTTGAAGAAGTCGAGTATCTATTAGATGAAAAACAGTTTAGACTAAAAC